AGTGGATCATAGTGGGCAAAGTAGACATGGAAACAAAAGAATCTGTTATTACTGCAGATACCAAGTATACTCGGTCTGGCATAAAAAAGAAATCTCGAAAGTGGAAGTGGGTGGAAGAATGAACGATCCAGAAGTGATGGAGAGAATTATGGAGGCACTCGAAAAGATTGCATATTATATCGAAGTAATGGTGGGTCGCCAATGATGTTAACGGATACTAATCAAGACGAACAATGCACTATCTGCTGGTCAAAATTATTTATTGGGGATGAACGTTGTATTGTTCACCATGATGATGGAGATAGACTTGCTTGCATTCTTTGTGGTGCAGCAGCAGAAAAACTTGGATGGTGTATTTCAGTATGAAGTGTTTTGAATGTGGTGCTAGATGTATTACTGATTACATCAAACAAGATTATGATACAGATAAAATTATTGCAGTACAGAAATGTTGTACTGTTTGTAATTGGAAGTCTTACCCAGTTAAGATACCTGAACCGATCTAAAACATCAGCGTATTTCCGTTGTCTGCATATTTTAGTGGGGGCGGATATGGCCGCAATTCACCAGCGGTAACTCCGGCCACATCCATAAGTGTGATCCAATCAGGCAGATTTAGAGCCGCATCCCCGAATGCAGTGTCAAATCCAACCATAGTAGTTGCATCTTGGTATGCTGTTTGTAGTGCGCCTCTTGCCACCATGTCTTGATTTGCATTACTAGCAACACGGTTGAAGTATCGTAGCGCAGTTGTGCCACTGATCATCAACTCAGGCCTAATTCCACCGTATTTCCACATAGGGAACACATAGCCTGAGATTGAAGCAGGATCCATAACTACAGCGGTGTCTATCAACAACTTGCTTTGAGCATCTAAGAATTCTTTGTATTGTCCCATGCTTTCTTCAGCTGCTCCAACCTTAGTTTGTTTTACCCTCATGAATAAACTGTGTTTAACTTCAACTTCGGTATTTGGCTCATTCCAAACTAGCACTGTAATGTAAAGATGATTCGAGTACCAGTGGTTAGTTGGCATAGCACCCACTGCGGGGTTTGGAAATTGATTAAACCAAATTGAATCTTGAGTTCCCGATTCAACCGAATCGGTGTCAGATATTGCTTGCTCCTTGTAAAGAACGCTTTCATCGCCAGCCATAGCACCAGTGTTTTGTAACAAAGATGCTGCGTCAGATCCAAACGATTCATTGGTTCTCTGCATTGGATAGGGAGAGACATAGAGTTGGTAACCTGCAAATGAAGTTACTATCTTTTGATTTGTAAGCCACATAGAATTTTGGTCGTTAAAGACATCGATGCTTAGTACAGAGTGCCTATGCCCATCAGGCAAGTTAATTTTTCTAGTTAAGTAACCCTGCCCATTTGCGTCGATTAAAATCGTTCCTTGTATTGTGTCCCTTATCTCATTAATTGGCATTATTTCTTCCTCCCTTTACGATATTGAACACCCATTCGTTTTAGATCCAATTGGCCCTTACGCTTTCCACTCTTGAAGAAAATTTTGTTTTTCTTTACTTTGATGTAGCGTTGCCATGCACTTAACTTGCGCTTAGGAGCAACTACTTCTTCAGCCATTATGACTTGTCCAGCCATCTGATAATCAGTCGGTAGGACTGGTTTAATGCACTCGCCTTCTTTGATGAAGATTTGGAAGGTCGGTTCTCTTCCCTGAAGCATAGCAGAATACTGGTAGGCCGGAACTGCGATCATATCAACAGGAACAATTCGCTCACCATCTGCAAGCACAAATCCGAGAAGCCCGCCCGCGACAGCACCGCCAGCAGCACCCCAAGGGCCAAGAGCCGCACCAAGTGCCGCACCTTCGGCCGCTCCAATAGCTGCTTGAGCGTAGGGATTGTCAACTGCTTCTTCTGCAACCTTTGCACCTCCGGCAATACCTGCGCCTCTAGCAAACTTAGTTTTGCTAAGTTTCTTGAGAGCCTCTTTACCTAGTTTTCCTTTAACCAACTAAAGACCCCCTTCAGAGGTCTTGAGCCTGACTAAGGATAGCGTTCATTCTTTCTGTACTGATCTTAATAGGTTCAGCAATAAGGACAATGTCTAACTCAAGGGTACTGTTGTCTTCAGTATCCCACGTATCAACGGCAACGCCGATAAGTAGGTCTGAAACTACAGTGTAACCTTCAGGATGCAAGTCTTCAGGACCATACCAGTATTTCTCAACAATAAGCGCAGCACCGTTGTCAGCAGTACCGCCAGCGTTAGCCGGGCCTACAGCAGAAATCCACTCTTGGACACATAGAACATCAGGAGAACCAATAGCAACTTCATTTGCATTTTCATATGCACGAGTTGTTGCGTAAACCTTTATTGCTCCAAAGTCACATGAAGTAGTAGAATTGGAGAGTGCATTGGCTACAGGAGCCACACAACCAGTATTTGGGAAACCTGTTCCTGTTCCTGATAAATCGGAGTTCCTTAATTGGAAGTAGACTTGCTTTATTGCGAGTCCGTCTCGTGAAACCGTGTTCACATAAGAACTAAGATCTATTCGTCCATACAAAGTGCTTCGGTTGCCTTGTGCATCCAAATCAAATTGCATTCTATCTCTCAAAATTACATCGCCAGCATTTTTTGCCATAGTTTACTTTTGATACTTGATAGTTATTATACTTAATCGAATCCTTATCTTGAACGGGTGGACCGTGGGTTAGGGCAAAATAGCGGAGCGGTTGACCGTTGATCCTACCATTTGATAAGGGGGCGCTCCCTCCCCTAACCAAGAGGCGACCATGAATGCGCAAAAAAATTGAAATTAAGGTATATCTGCCCTACTTAATGGTGGGAGAATTGGAATCTAGGAGAAAAAACAATGTTAGATCTAAATTCATCGAAGAGGCAATTCGAAATCGATTAGATGGAGAAAAAAACTTTGACCTTTGGGATGTCGATGAAAAAGAGATTCTAAAGATGGCTAGAGTGATCGCTAATAAAAATCATGATAAGGTTTTGAAAACTATTCTATCTAATCGATTAGAGGAGTTGGAAGAATGAGAGGATTACCAGCTAAATACCAATCAAACGAAAGAAATCTGTATGCAAAGCAAGGCAACAAGTGGATCATAGTGGGCAAAGTAGACATGGAAACAAAAGAATCTGTTATTACTGCAGATACCAAGTATACTCGG